CTGATGTCGCAGGAGCTTCTTTATTTGAGATTGAAGTTTCACCGTCTCAATTATATATCTTACAAGATTCTGTTAACGCTTATGCTAATGGAACATATGCATGGCTAATGTCGCAGCAGTTTGGACTATGGCGAGGTGATTTGATTTATACATTTTATTTCGCTAAAACCAAATTTCATTATGGACGTCTTCGCTGTGCATACTACCCTTATGCAAACGCTACTAATTCAAACTTGCAGGATATTGATAATATGATGACTTATGCTAAAACAGAAGTATTCGATCTCTCCTCCTCTGACACTTTTACATTCCATGTACCATTTACCTCATCTACTGACTGGAAAATGACCTCTCGCAATGCTACTTATAACGAACGTTGTACAGGAAAATTTATTATTGAAGTTCTTAACCCTCTAGTCGCTCCTGACTTAGTTTCTTCAACTGTATCTTATATTCTTGTAGCACATGGCGCTTCCAATTTGGAATTCGCCATGCCCATTAGATCCCGTGTGCGCTCTCTTCGTTTTAACCCTCCCGCATTTGAACTAACCCGTACTACTCGCTCAATTAAACCATTAACACCCCCTCTTTCAGAGGATTGTGTGGAAAGCCCACTTCACGCTCAGATTGGATCTCTTAATTGTTTTATTGGCAATCGCAATGTTGATCTCAGCTCTAATGACCCCCTTCGTAAAACTCGAAAGCTTAAGGTTAAAGCACCTATGGCTGAGGTTGACTTAGACACTGTGACAGAAACTACTCCGTCTAACCCTTCATTGGAAGCGCAAATAGGTGCTCAACCCACCTTGCAGCGTAGTCAAGCCCGAGAGTATGAAGTAGAACACCGTAACACTAACATGCTTGCGCAAGCAAGAACTGTTGGTGAAGTGGTCCCTTCGCTTCGTCCCCTTGGGAAACGTTTTCAAAGAATTGTAAAAGATGGTGTTGTACCTCCTGATGCTTTTGTTGTTGTTAAACCTTGGTCACTTAGTGCCTATCCTAACATTCCTGATTTTATGTCTCTTTACCGAGAGAATTATCAATTTTACAGAGGTTCTATGAGAATTAAAATCTTTGTTGTTGAGAAGCCTTCCGGTTTTGACCCTTCTATCCCCCTTACAGTTTATCAGTCCACTGATGCTAACTCTTCAGCCCCCGTCTATTATAACCTAACTAACGAGGTTGTTCAGTATAGTATTGATTCAACTGCTAACTCTGCCTTGGACGCCTTCGCGGATTCCTTCAAAATCTTTTTAGATAAAGAAGGCGCTGTTGAGATTGATATCGCATATTATTCTCACTTTCCGATGTGTTTCAGCAATTATTCTACTGCCGATTATCCTGAAGATGGTTCCATCCCATATCCCGTTATTAACATTGAGGGATTGGGCGATTGCAAAATCGATATCTACCGTGCGGTGGGTGACGATTTTTCATATGGCACGC